TCGCTTTCTTGCTCGTCACATGCATCTTGCTTACACACGCTGGCAAAACATGGTGGGCGAATCTGACGCTCCCATTGACGCTGGCTGGGCAAGCCGTGACAAGTCTCTGCTTGCTGACATGCTCAGCTACTACCCAGCCAACCTCGAGTGGTGGGACCTCGTGCACTCGTTCAAGATCTCCGACCGCGAGCGCGCCGAACTCCTGAAGCTCTACCACCTTCTGCCACCGCCTGACATCGATGCGAAGGTTTTGCACGAGGAGCTAGTTGGCAAGACGTCCAAGACTAACGCATATGACAAGGACAAGATTGCAGCCTTCATTGACTTTTGTGCTGCCTATGACTTGGCACGGTATGTGAGCAAACACCGCCGTGAGCCGACGATGAAGCTGCGAGGCGACTACGACCCGACTGCTGACACCTGGTGGGGCAAGTGCATGCGCGGCAATCTCGCGATGCCTCCTCGCAGCGACTGGGGCAAGGCACGGCTGGACAAAGTCTTCCCGTTCGAGCACTCAGGTGACTTCCACGCTCTCTCTGCCAAAGATGCAACGCGAGTCTCCAGCAGATCATACTTGTATACTGACCGCTCTGCCTCCCGTGACATGCCTGACTATGAGCAGAATGAATTGCTCAACGCACTGTTCGGCAAGGACACCTTGAGCAATGGCGATACGATGCAAGAGTGGCGTGAACGAGTCTATAGCCGCAACATGCGCCCGACAGACCACATCATCGCAGCTGAGGCCGGCAAAGCCGAGAACACTAAGCCAGGAAAGAAGGTCCGTGAGACACTTTCTGCATGCGACATAGCTCGCGAGTTCCTCACCGAGATTGACCAGTCACTGCGCCCGCTAGCCGACCAGACCCCCGGCGTCTCCATCCGCGTCGATCAAGTCCGGCACAAGCGCAAATTCCAGACTATGGCGCAGCTCACGTCCCGACACAGCTTGCAGAATACTCTCGCTACGTCGACTGACATCTCAGGCTGGTCTCCAAACATGCCTCGCTACATGTTCCACGCTTGGCAAGACTACGCGCTATCGACGACTGAGTGCCCTGACCCCACTGCTGTCCGCCAGCTTTGGGGACGCCTCGAGGTATTCGTCGACCGCCGGGGATACAAGGCTATTGCTCCTTGCCCAGAAGGCAACATCCAAGGCTGGCCGGCAACGAGTGACACCACCATGCACGCGCATATTCTGATCTACTGGGCCTTTGAACTGCGCGAGCGCGGCATCTTGAGCCAGCGTGAGGCAGCGTATACCCTGTGCTTAATTGACGATGCTGCAACTGCGGTTGTCATCGATGACACACCTACTAACGCCAAACGCAAGGCTGATGAGGCACGCGCGTTGCTGCGGGACATGTAC